ACTCCTTAGACGCCAGTGGTGTCGTTGTACTGGTGTTGGTTAAACTTCACCAGAAATTCGTAATAGGTGGTGGCAGCCACGTCACGGGGACCCGTAGCGCTAGCAGGCACAACATCAATCACGCGGATGGGGAGAGCGGCGTCAGAAGTGGCAGACGCACCGCTGATACCGTAGTACGAATCGCCGGTGGCAGTAGAGCCAACAGCAGTAGCCAAAGCTACGTTCGCACCAACCAAAGTGCGGCTGTACGCGGCGGGTGTGGTGGTAGTCGAGCTACCCACAGCCACAACGCGGAAAATCGCATTTGGATCATCCACAACATAGCCAAAGGCCAAGGCGGTGGAAGTCGATTGAGCGGCGGGGTAGTACTGACCTTGCACGGTTTGACCGGCAGAGTTCACATACTGGCAACCCACCAACACGCCGACTGAGTCGCCTGAGTTAGTTGTGGTTTTAGCTACCAAGTAGCCGGTTGAATCAACAGCAACAGTGTCGCCATTGAGGATAGCGGTAGCGTAAGCAGCCGCAATTGGGATTTGACGGATCGCTCCGGCGTAGGGTAGGCCGTCAACTCGGTTGACAGGCTTGAAACCATACGACTTGCTCACAGTAGGATAAGCCATTGTTTAGCTCCAAATTTAAGAGACTCGTCTTCCAACCGAAGTGCTCGATTTGCCCTCTTTGAAGATAGGCATACGTGCGTCCGATTGGCGCATCAAATTGTTGTCCACTGCCTCGGTCTGAGCAACGCTTTGCTTCAAGTAGAAGGCATTACGCTGATCAATGAATTCCAAAGGCGTCTTGCAGAGCAACAACCCGCCGATCTCAATATTGTCTTTGTATCGACTATTGGGATCGACTAGCAGTCTGAATTTGGGCTGCTCTTCGATTCGAACAGGCTCCCAACCTTCACGGAGTTTGGCCGAAAGGTTACGCGGGTCTGCTTGATTCATCATAGCAACACGAATCCAACGGTAACCGAACCCAGCCTCTTTGTCTGGCTCAGGGAGAAGCTCTGGTTGCGCCCACTGCTTGGGACGCTCATAGAGTTCTCGGGTGTCGATTTCACGGGGTGTACGGGTTTCTTTAGTCATTTAATTCTCCAATCTTTTCATTTCGAGTGCATATTGTTCAGGGGTCAAGCCAAGCTTCTTTGCCAGATTGACTTGTCGTTGTGACAGCTTCACTTTGTTTGATGCTGTCGATCTCACAGCTGGGGCAACCACGGTTGGTGGACGCTTTTGCTGTGGCTGTTGAACTTCTGTTCTCTCCTCAAATTGGTTAAATGACTCATCCTCGAAAGCTTCGGGAAACCGTTTGCGCATTGTTTTGTCCAATGCGTCGTAATACTCGTCGGAACCAATTCGCACTCCGTTTTCACGCAGTTTTTCGTGCAGACCAAGAACTGATGCTGTCATTTCTTTGTCTGAACCAAACCAACTATTGCGCTTTTGCCACGCAATTGCCCTGTCATCAGGACGTGGAACGGAAATTGTTTCCGGCTCAGTATTAATTGTTACATTACTTTCGACCTCTTGTAAAGCGGGAAGCCTAAAGTTTTTGGCCTGCATCGCTTTGATGTTGGCCTCTTGCATCTTTTCAGTTGCTGCCGTGATCTTGTCAACATCGCCACTTTCGTAGGCTTCTTTGTACTCAGCGCGGGCAATCTGCAAGGCATACTCAGCTGATTGTTGCATATTAGCAACAAACTCTTTTTCGCCCTGGTTCAAAACACTGCGCACCTTCTTGTTGTCCTCCATGAGGCGACGGGCATAGGCCACCGCTTCATCGTGTTCACGCTGGGCACGCTCTTTCTCGCGACGCTCGTCATGCCAAGCCTTCTTCATCTGAAGTAGCTTTTGCTTGACGTCCTCGTCGTATTGAGCCAACTCGTCTTTGTCGAGCTTCTCAACTATTTCTTTTGGCAACGGTTGACGGCCACGGTCCTCTTCAGGCGTGTCATCTTCGATTTCAATTTCTAATTTCTCTTCCTGTGACTCGGCCTTGTTGTCAACCTCGTCGGGGAATTTGAATTCTTGCTCGTCCATTTTTGACATGGTCTATCTCCTGTTAGGCGCGTTTAATGCCGCGGGGATCTTGAACAACTGCTTCCACAGAATCATCGTTGATCATGCGGAACTCTCTTCCATGGATCATGAGACGTGTGCCGGCGTGAGGGCGCACAATCACAAAATCGCCTTGCTTACACCATGGTCCTGTTGGGAACCGTGTTTTGTCGGCGTAGCAATCTGGACCCAAAGCCACGACGAAAAGCACCGTTGCCAGCTTTTCCTCGTAATCAATGGTCAGCTCAGACTTAATAAGTCCAATTGAACTGTCCTCGAATTCCTTCTCCACTTCTGGGATGGCGCAAAGAATTCGGTAGCCTTTTGGCTCTGGTAGTTGTCGTGCTTTCTCCTCTGCCGTTGCATCCATTTTGTAAGATCCAACGATAGTAGGGTTGTCGGCGTTTGTAGCCAACAGGATTTCATTCGTCATCCATACTCTCCAGTTTTTGTTGCAGGTCTAATGCATAACCTCTTGCGATGAGCAGACCGCGAATCTCGCCGCAGAGGGATTTGTATTCCTCAAAACTAGTGACTCGCCCGCTTGAGAGGTAGTCCTTGAGTTGAGAAATCTTTTCGTCCGATTGAGAGACGATTACTTCAAGTGCATTCATTAATCACCTTTTGTGGGTTTGATTCTTGAATTCAAAACTGTTTTCAATCCATCAGCCATCAGCTCGCGAGTTTGCATAGCTTTCTCGTGACGCTGTTGTAATTGACCTTTGATCATTTCCTTCTTCAGGTTTGTTGCATCCTTTTGCATTGATGCCTGATTTGTGGTTTGAATACGCATGGCCTCGATGTCCTGCTGGCGCTGTTTGAGTTGCGCGTCGGTTTGATCTTTGGCAACTTTGCGTTGTTGTTCGGCCTCTTTGATCGCCAATTCTTTCATCTGCATCTGGATCAAAGGATCCTGTGCCTGCTGTTGTGCCTGCTGCTGAGCAACTTGTTGTTGGTTTTGTGCCAACAAACGTTGTGCCGCTTGTGCAAGCAGGGGTGCCAACTTCTCTTCGATTTCTGGAGACATGTGAACTTCTTCGCCAGACTCGTCGTGCTGAGGCGGCAAATTCATTCCCAATTGCATTTCGATTTGTTTGCGGTATTCAAAGCCCAGGTGCTCGTTGATGTGAGCTTGCATGGCAGCCTGCAATTGCGGCGCCATGGGATTGTTCTGCAACAAAGACAAAATCTTTGGATCTTGCATTGCAGCCATGTGCACAGCAATGTGCGCTTGGTGGTCTTGATACAAGAATGCTTTGACGGGCTTCATCATCAAAACATTTTGGTTTTCTGATACTGGATCCGTTGGCATCAAATCTTCATCCATGGGGATAAGCTTTTGTGCGTTCTTTATGCCCAACACATCCAGCATTTGACGGTGCAACAAAGGCATGTTGTACATTTGAGGTGCAGACTGCGCGAGCTGCAACACTGCTTGATACTGCGTGATCTTCTGCGCCATGGTAGACGCGTTGGGATCACTGACTGGAATCACATCGACGTTATCGTAGTCAGACTTCTTGGCCGATGGCTTGCCTTCTTCGGGCTGGTAATCGTAATCGTCTGGTGTGTAGTCGCGAATGATGTCTTTGAGCAAACCCAGCTCTTCTTTGAAAGAGAAGTGAATGCGTGCCTGCACAGCAGACATCACCTTCAAGGTGCGCTCAAGAATTGCCAAGGTCGTACCAACAGGCGAGTTGGCAGACATATCGCTGATGTCAAGATCAGCCGTATTTGCAAAGCGACGGCCGTCATCAATAATCTGGTTCAGCAATTGCAACAGGGTTTGACTTGGCTCCTTGTATGGCAGCGTCATCAAGTTGTCTTTGATCGTGCCGCTTGGAACATCAACATCACGGAATTCGCCGGGTGCAATCGGTGTATCGTCACCCTTAACACGCATGCCGCGCGCTTTGAAACCACCGGGCAAGTTGGCCAATGAACCAGCATCAACCAGTTGACGCAACAACGATGTGCCTGACTTGGCAAATGCGCCGATCAAATGAATCAAGCCGAAGTGGTAGAAGCCAAAGCCTGGGATATAGCCGTAGTGCACAAAGTGCTGGCGCTTGCGGCACAGGTCATCTTCTGGACGCCAGTTGCGACGGATAGCAAGGATCTCGCCACTGCTCTTGTCAATCGTCACGATGTAAGGCATTGCAATGCCCGTTGGATCGCCGTCTTTATTTTTGTGTTCGTAGCCCGGAATATCCAGCTCAACACTCATCTCAAGAATTTTGTAGCGGTCATCTGTGGTTGCACGGAAGCCCAACTTCTCGGCAATCTTCTTCTCAACTTCATCTAACGTTGGATCTGGTGTGCCCAAATCAATGTCGCGCCAAAAGCCGTTGTACTGCAGAACCTTGACTTCGTTCTCGGTCTTGCGCATCACATGCGTAGCTCGAGGTGTTGACTGCAAGTCTTTGGCGCCATATGGCACAACCATGTCTTCTGCCGGCACGAATACAGATGTCTCGCGTCCCATCTGTGGGTCGTAATACACCTTCTTGAATGCGTTGCCTGCAAGGCCCAAGCCCCACAACATACGCTCGTGCTCGGGACGGAATTCTTTATTCTTGTCGGTCAGACGGTAATTCATGTCCGCGGCAACACGGATTGATGCGTCTTTCTTATCTGGTGTTTCTTTGCCAATGATCTGTGTCTTAACGGGTCCAGAAGCTGGAAACGTTGACATCATTGTTTCTGATTGGAACCTGACCAAAGCTTCACCAAGGATTGGGTGATACACGCCGCAGGCGCCTTCCCATGGTTCGCTGCGTTCTTCAATCTTCAAGCCAAGTAATTCAAGGCCGTCAACATAAGTCTGCAACCAGTCTTTGCGCGATGAAACGTCTTCATCAAAGTCGCCGATCAAATCGCCCGACAACTGCGCCAGATACGATTCATCAAGATATTCAGCTAGGTTTGCATCAAAATCGTCAACTGATTCTTTGCTTGGCTCGATCTCAATCTCCATGCCGTCAATGCCGATTCGCACAGCCTCCGGATCTTCAATCTCGATCTCGATTTCGGGACCCATTGATGGTGAATCCATCATGCTGGGGACTAGTGAATCCAGCCCCAAGGGCGCGCGGTTTAGAGCTTTGTCGATAGCCATTTATCTACCTCAATAGTAAGCATATGAGCGACGGCGTCCATAAGAATCTTCTTCTTCATCCGAATCCAATCTTATAAACCCGCCTTGACGGAACCTGATAAGCGCTTGTGTTGACGAGTCAACCAAGTCATCGTGTGCTGCATTAGGAAAAGCCGCCATTTGTTCGATCACTTCGTGCGCCCATCGCATGTCCGGAGCCCACACTTTACCTGATCGGAACAGATCAGTCACGGAGTTTAAGCGAACAAACTTGTCATTCCCCCGAACAGGCGTGTATTCCTGCACAGAAATTCCCATCCTGCGCAACTCAAACACCAACGGCGCGCCAGCAGCTTTTGCTTCAATCACACAGCTATCCGGCTCCCACTCTCTGTACAACTCCAGCGCTTTTTCCTTCAACTCAGGAAATTCCATCCGCTCTTGGAAGGCATCCAACAAAATAATGTTCACGTCGTTGGGATTTTCGTCCTTATAGAAAACGCCCCAGGTGGTGCACGCCGAAAAGTCGGACCGCTCGCTCTTGGTGAACGCCGTATCCCAGCTTTGGATGATGAATTCGCACGGCGGCGCCTGTTTTGCATCCCAAATCTTCCACCAATCACGCTTAACTAGCGCACCTTCTTCACCGGTGGGCTTTTGTTGGTACTGCGCGTTCCATTTTGACGGTGGCAATTCCTCTTTCAGCGCTTCAAGTTCTTTCAGCGTCCAAAATTCAGGCCACAAAGGGTTACCAGACGGCAAAATTGCGGGCAATTCGATGACTTCCCAGTCTTCACCGGTGCTTCTTTTCATCGAATCAGCTAAAACCCGACCCGTCAAGTCGTTTTCCGCCCACCTAGTCATCACCATTACAATGGTTCCACCAGGCTGCAGACGTTGCCGCGGTCCAGACGTGTACCATTCATAGACTTTTTGGTACACCTCAGGGTTGTTTGCCGCCAAAGCAGCCTCTTGTTCGCTATGTGGGTCGTCAATGATGACAATATCACCACCCTTACCGGTCACAGTACCACCCACACCAATAGCAAAGTACTCGCCGTTCTTATTAGTAGACCACCGACCCGCCGCCTTGCTGTCTTGTCGCAACGTCACGTCTGGAAAAACTTTTGAATAAGCCTCAGAACCCACCAAGTTCCTGACCTTCCGGCCAAAACCCACAGCCAATTCGCCCGTATTCGAGCACTGAATGATCTTCTTGTGTGGAAATTTGCCCAGATACCAGCTTGGGAACAGGTACGACGCAAACTCAGACTTGGTATGCCGCGGTGGCATATTGATGATCACCCTCTTGATCTCGCCAGACGCTATCTGCTCAAACTTCTTTGCCATCAAAGCATGATGCCGGCCATGGATAAAGCCCGGCCACATCTGCTTCACATACTCCATGAAGTTGTTCTGCTCCTTCTCCCTCAAGACCGCAGACTGATAAACCTCAACTTCTTCCAGCAAAGACTCATACAAAGCCGGATCGAGCTTGCCGATCAGCTCTTTCATCCCCTCCGGCGAAAGATCAAGATTCGTCATTTTTCCAGACCGTCCATCCTAAACTTTAGCTCTTCATACGAATCATTCAATG